TTCCTCGTAATGTTCTTTGCCATCCTTCGATTTCCATGCATATCCCCAGTGAGAACCACCAGAGATAGAACTGACATATATCTTGATACCTGCGACCATCTGAATGCCTGTCTTGATCATTTCACTTGCCTCTGAGACCATCTGAGACTGCTGAGACCTCTTCCATGCATTGAACTCTGAGAAACTGCGAGAACCTCGGTACTTCTTGTTTCCTGCGGCTCTTCGTGCGTTGGCGTCCTTTTTATCTGCATCTCGGCGGGATTGGTGTTTCGCAGAGTCCTCAGATTCGTTGCGTTGTTTTGATTTAGGTCCCATCATTAACTGAAATATCTTGCTCTTACTCCATCCAGCGGCTTTAAGCACATCGCGTGCTGCATCTCTCCCCTTCATGAATTTCTTTTCCGCGTCAGGGCTTAGGTGTAATGAAGCATTCTTCAAGGTTTTCTGAGCCGCTTCAATATCCTTTGGTGTTGGTCGTTTGTTTGGATTACCGAACAGTCCTTCGTCTGTCGCTGATGACGCCGATGCCTCGCTGATCCTCTCGATAGACTCCAATATACTCTTATTCCTCTGATTTCCGCTAATATTTCCCATTTCGTTACCTCTCTATATTCTTTTTTGTTATCTTTTGGTCTGCCGTTCTGGCATGTGCGTTTTCTTGGATTGTCGGTATTATCGCGGATAGTCGTTAATGTTGCCCTGGTCCTTGCACAAGATCAGGAAGAAGGTCTTCAAGAGACTGTAATCTATCGGTGGCTGCACCGAGTCGCTTCCATGCAGCCCTTGCCTCATCATTCGCAAACTTTGCCACATCGCGGGGATCAGCAGGCTTGATGCGATTGGACTTATTAAATTTACCAAATATGTCATCGGATTGCTTTTCCAGCATCTTCCATTTCTTTAGAACAGGGGATGCAGTCTTGATGAACTTGTCGATTTCCTTTTCCATCTTGACCATATCAGCCATAGCTTTCTTGGCTTTCGCAGAGGAAGGGTTTTTGTCGGTTGATGCTTCTCGTAGTTCTTGTATTGTCTTCATTGCCATTGTTTTATCCTTAGATTATTAAAGTATCTCTACATATCCTGATTCGTCCCACGAGAAGAATCGATAGTTTCTCACGCTCGATAGTTCTCTGATGATTCTCTTTCTCATTCCTTCTAGCTTGGCTCGACCGACAACGTCATCGTCGTGACCACGCCCTGTAATCGATACCATCTTCGTCCGATGGTCTACTCTTCCCGACCAGTCAAGGTCGTCGATGAAATGGTTTCTGTCTCCCATCTCGACAGACTCGACGGTCAGATTGAAGCTCTCGAACTTTCCTCGCTCTATATACCAAAGCTCGACATCTTCATCCGTCTTCGGATTGAACCCTATGTCAAAGTACGTAAGGGGCTTTTTTTGTATCTCGGTAATTAGTTCGATGAATGATTTCATTGCTTTGGTGGCTCTACGAAGTGGTCTTTTTTCGAGTCGTAGTACGATCCCTCTTTGGCATCATAATATAATACCTGTCCGTTCTTGAACCGAAATGGTCCTTCGAGTCCCTTTCGTTCCGGATACTCTTCCGGGTCGACTTCGCGGGTAGTAGAGCCATACTTGGCTTGAACAGATTTCACGAAATCCTTCTTGGATTGTACAGAAGCCGCCTTGCTCGATTGTTTGGCTTCTTCCAGTATTTCTTTATAGCTCTTAGTCATGTTATTATTTATACTTTGTGATTATTTTTCATTGTGGCTATGCTTTCGTGATGTCTCCAACATGAAGGTTATAGAGATGATCCATTTTATTCTGAAGAGCGACTTGGCGATCTCCAAGGGTTCTTCGTTTCTCCTGTATATTCGATATGTTGGCTCCGAGACACATAATCTGAGTAGGGTATACCTCGGAGATTCGATAGTAATTCATCTCGTAGTCTTCTTCGCCTTCTCCGTAATACTCTTTGAAGTCCCAATGGATGTTATCGGTGAAGTCGAATATGTTAACGGAATGTGCCCGGTCGATCCCATAGCGATCAACTGGTTGGTGGGGGACTAACTCGATGATCGATACAATGGGCTTAGCCCAGTGATTTGGTCGTATGTGGTAGTACGTTTTTCCTGCAATGATTTCATTATTTTTCATAGAGCCTTCCTTATGTCTACTGTGTCGATGTGGCGTACCAGTTGTTTGTATGTCTTGTCTAGTTCGTTCTTCTCTTCGATGATATCTGCCATGCGGGTCAGGATGCATTCTATCTTACTTGGATGAACGTGTTTTGCTTCTATTCCTCGCTGTGCGGGCGCGTAGTTTCCATCCTTCACGACTTCGTAGAATTCCCACAATGTATCAATAGGTAGCAGCTTCCATGTCTCCGGGCGACAATCTATTCTCCAATTATACGGCTGGATGGCTTCGAGTGTCATCATTGAATCGTCTCCTTGATAATCCTTGATGGTACTCGATATACAATAATACGTCTTTCCTGCGTTGATTTCATTATTTTCCATTATTTAATTTCCTCTATAATAGCGGGGTTGATCAACGATACAAGATGATCGAGCATACACACTTCAGGTTCTCCGGAGTCATGATCGCCGCATTCATCATAGTATTCTAGCTCTTCTTTGGATAGCAGTCCTCTGTCTGCCTCTGACAGCATATCTTGTCGCGAGTAGTCCATACCTCTGAAGTCTGCATCGTCAAATTTCTTCTTGTATTGGATTACACGATCTCTGTTACAGAACAGTGCTTGGCGGCAAAGGCGAGCGATACATGGTTTGAAGTCTTCGGGAATATGGGTCTTGTACCATTCTATCTCCCATGTCAGGAGTGTGGTGGTAATGATATCCTCTTCTCGTGTTGTTGATATATTCATAATATAGTTTCCTCTATTTATTACGTCCTCGGTTGATGTTAAAGTTTGCTCTACTGAATTCTAGTCTGTCTACCAGCTTCACAATGTTTCCTGATACCGTATCTGATATGACGAATCCTTCTGGTGGAGTCACGACGAATCCGTTGTCCTTCTGTAGAAACGAAGGAAGGCTCTGTATCTTGTTCATTTTCTGTAGTAGTATCTTTTTGATGCGAGAGAAGAGCATCCAATTCTGTACGTCTCGTGGATGTGGTAGCTCTGGTGGCTGTTCTCCGTTGTGTTTCCCTGCATAATGTGCGACGAATGCAGCGGTAAACACCGCAACAGTCTTTATGGTATCTCCGGATGTCTCTGGTACGTTGAGGAATATCTGAAGGGCGGAGGCGCTCTTTGCTCCTAGACGTTTCTTCATCTTAGGTGACGCCTTCTTGAGTAGTTTGTCTAGAATCTTAGATTCCTGTTTTGTTAGCGAAGCCGTACCTGATAGATCGCGGATTTGTGGAGAAGGCGGAGAGAACACAGCAGTACTCTGAGGGCTGTTCTTCGGAGAAACAGCAGACGCGGAAGAATCTGCAACAGTTGTATCTGATTCGTACATCGTGTGCCATGCAATACCTATTGTGGCTGCAAGAACGGCTGCGTGCAACTTAGGGTTATTCTTCTGGGATACTGCATACACAATCGTATTCGGTTGGAATGTGGTATGTGGCTCTCCGTCTATCGTCTTGTCCTTGAGCATTTTTTGTGTGAACAGCAGGTCACCCTGAAAGAAGCTACCCTTCCATTTTGCAGTAGGGATACGTTTTAGAATAGGATATGCAGCGAGTAACACTGCGAGAAGTCCTGAGTTGTGTCCGTAGTGTTCTTTGATGTCGGCTGCTGTGAATCCTAGCTTCGGTATTCGTTTGTTGAAGATAGATTTCGTTCCGATGAAGAACTTTCCTGTCTCCGGGTCGATGCCTGCATAGATAGCAGGGCTTCCATCCCACTTGACAGAAATGTTGGATGACTTGGGCGCACTTCCATGCAGCATCTCTTCGATAGCACGAAAGAATGCGATTGCGTCACTTGGTCCTGAGTCAGCAGACGATGACAACGAGAAAGCCAAGTCTTCGATATGGTCTAGGTGTAGCACCTTACCTGCTTCGTTTATCTGGTCTCGTGGTTCGTAGTGGGAGAATCCTGTTAGCATATGTTCTCTTATTATACCATAAAAGGGGCGTGTGTCAATATTTAATCTACTCGCATTCGATCCCAGTCCATCCACGAGACTTTTTTACGTAACTTGTCTATCTTGGCTTCTACATCCTCGGCATGGCCAGGGCCCGGTATGATACGCGGCACGGCTTGGGATGACACCCAGCCTGCTACTGCATCATCATCGAACATGCCTCGGCTACGTCCTGTTATCTGTTGAAATGCAGCGGTATGGAAAACGAGACCGGGAAACATGTATACGTCCATTGTTCTCATGTCGATGAATATCTTTGCTGCTTTCTCTGACACCTGACTTGCAATCTCTCCGCCCCATTGGTGTCTCTTCGCGTCTCGTTTTATCTCCGAGAATTCTCTACTTGACGGGTTCTTGTAGATAGGCAAGTCCTTGGGGAATGACAAGTCTCTGCTGATCGGCGGTCCCATGTGTTTCTTGTCAAAGAAATCCTCGAACTTCTCGTTGACTACATCAGACTCCCATAGCTTACCGACACCTTTATCCCAATCAACCCACGGAACCTTTTTGTTTAGTTTTGTTCTGACTTCTTCGATATTTGTGATGTCTCTTGTGTCGCGAACCATCACCTTTCTCATAGGAGATATCCATCCATGAATAGTATCAAAATGACCAAGTCCCACTTGATTTTGGGTTGCGGTGTGGAAAATGATACCGGGGAACATATACACATCACCTTTCTTTAGGTCGATGATTATCTTAATTTCAAATTTCTTGTCACCCTTTGGGCGATCCCAGTCCTCTGGACCCCATTGATTGCTTCGTGTGTCATGTATCAATTCCCGAAACTCTCTACTGGTAGGGTTCTTGTATATCGGAAGCGTCTTGGGGAATGTTTTAGCCATCCCCGACCCCATGAATGTCGGATTGAAGAAGTCTTCGAAATTCTCGTTCATTACCCCTGTCTTGACGGCAGATTCCCAATCAACCCACGATACATTTTTTTGTAGATCATCGACACCACGCGCCAGTGTGTCTAACTCGTAGTTGCGGAACTTCGCAGTGCCTGTATTATCTATCCATCCCATACCTGAACTTTGTATGTTAGCCTTACCTAACATCTGATCGGATACATGGCCGTGAAAGAGCAAGCCGGGGAACATGTACACATCAAATTTTTTCAGGTCAACAACTATTTTGATGGTGACGGTTGGATCACCTGAAAGACGATCCCATGATTCAGGGCCCCACTTATTCGTTCGTATTTCTTTTTTTAGCTCTCGGAATTCTCTACTTGACGGGTTCTTGTAGATCGGTAGTGTCTTAGGGAATGACGGATCACCAGAAAATCTATTCGGACCATATTTCTTGCTAAAGAAGTCTTTGAATTCCTCAAAGAATAACTCGCTGTCTACATTACTCCAATCCACCCAAGGTACTTTTTTCTTTAGTTTGTTTTTTGAAAAGGGTTTTTCTATGATTGTTTGTTGTTTATCGTTTTGGATATTCACCAAAGCCCGTTTGTCATGAGCAATCCAACCTACAATAGCAACATCCTCAATACGCTTGCCTGGCCACAACTGGTTTGCCACGGCTTCGTGGAAGGGAAGTCCGGGGAACATGTATACATCTAGTGTCTTCATGTCGATCAATGTCTTCGCTACTCTCCCGGTTCCCCCTACCTCTCCATCCCAACCATTCTGCGCCGCGTCTTTGCGTAGCTCTCTGAACTCTCGGCTCTTTGGATTCTTGTAGATAGGTAAGTCCTTGGGGAAGTCGGACTCAGGCGATAAGCCGAATCGAAAAGGCATATTTTTCTTACTAAAGAACGCCTCGAATTCCTCGTTGACTACCTCATTGTCATTGAAGTCAGTCACCTTCGTAGACTTACCCATAAGGCTTTTCAATGCCTTGTTGTTTTTAATAGTAGACCACACCTTCGCGAACATCGGTGTGAATATACTTTTAGGTGAGTCTAGTTCATATGAACCTGTAGTGTTTCGAAGAGTCGATGAAGACAATGATACTTCGTCGGTTGTCCTGTTGGTGCTTGAGAACACGAGGTATATTTCTACCATCTTCCCTGTGTTTTTTATATCATTTAGTCGCATGTGCATACGTGCAGCATGATGCAACACAAATGAATTGAATACATATATATCCTTCCCACCGGGAACTGCGAATGCTCGCAACGTGTTTGACCTACTCCCTGATGGTTCTTCGGCGCGTATCTCTCGTATCTCTCTGCTTGTCGGATTCTTGTATACGGATACGACTTGATCCGCATTGAACGGATTCTTGAATGATATCGCGAATTCTTCTTTTAACTTAACCTCATCATTGAACCCATCCACGATGATCGTGTCTTTGTTTATTAGTTTCTTGAGTCCTCGGTTTTTTATGAACTTCGGCCATACATCGGCATCATCTTCGTAACCCCATGCCTCCCCACCAGCCGATGACAATCGTAATACATCTGCTGGTACAGCTTTCCCCCCCATGAACTCAAGATATATCGGGATAAACGGATCGGCTCGTATGCCCATATCTTCCAATGCGCCCTTCGCATGAGCATGTATAACTTGGTCGTTGAACATGTATATACTACTTGTCTTCATATCGAGAAGTCCACGCATCTCATTTAATCTAGCCGATGCAAGTATCTCTCTTACCTCTTTCCATGAAGGGTTTTTGTATATGGATATGGGTGCGTGCTTGCCCGGAAACGGACTCTTGAACATTGTCGTGAACTCTTCGTTCATGTTCATGGTATAGTGTGTGTCATATACCAGCGTGTTCTTGTCTATGAATTTGTTAAGCCCCTTGTTCTTTTTGATACTATCCCACAACTTCCGTTGATTCACACTAGAGTTAACAGCAGAACCAGATATCTTTATTTCATCTGCAATCCTGTAGTTTCCGGCTGAGAACGTGATATACAACTCAACCATATGGCGGGACGGCACTCCTTCTTTGGCTAGTGCGACCACCGCATCGTGATGTATAATGGTATCAGGAAACAAAAACATATCATTCGACTTGGGATCAGCCAATACTCTCACTGCTCCCTTGATTGATGATTCTCTGTATACCTCTTTGACCTCTTTCGTTGTCGGGTTTTTGTATATGGATGCAGGTTCCGCCGACTTGTCCCACGGATTCTTTATCATTGTCGTGAATTCTTCGACGACAATTTTATCATTTAAGTATGCGTCCCATACCTCGGTGTCCCCATCCATGAGCCTACGAATTCCCTTGTTCTTGGATATAGCCTCCCATGCATCTACATCACTATCGAAGTTTCCGGCATACGCCACTGTTGATGACATGCGGATATGGACTGCTTTCCTGAAATTTCCAGCCTTGAATAATATATATATCGGAACCATGCTATCGCCGGGGTAGCTTTCTTTCTTCAGGGCAAGTACACCATCGCGATGCAACATCTGATCAGAGAATAAGAATATGTTGTTGGATCGGGGATCGACTAACGCTCTCAATTCCTCTTTGTGTTGAGACTCTGCGAATGCCTCTTTGATTTCTTTGGGTGACGGATTCCTGTATATAGATACGACTACATCTGGTCGCCATTTACTCTTTATCATCGTCACAAACTCTTCGTTGAGTTTGTATACCGTGTTGTTATCCCATACCTCTGTCTTTGCGTTCATCAGCTTGGCAAGTCCCCGGTTCTTCGATACCTTCTTCCATAGCTGTTTGTATATTTTCTCGGTAGGGTTCGCGGATACTGCATTAGCAGCAGTCCATGATATGACTACCTTGGATGCGACGGTTCCTTTGAATGTAACATACAACTCCATGAGTCTCGAAACATTCTCAACACCTTCGGCTCTCATTGATTTTTGTGCATCGGCATGAGTCGCTTTGGAAATGAATAGATATATATCATCTGATTTTGTGTCTGCAAGGCATCGCATCTCTTTGCCGTTCTCGGATAGCAACTCACGAAGTTCTCGTGATGTCGGATTTTTGTATATGATTATTGGGGGTGATGATGCGTCATACGGCGGTTTGAACATGGCTGCGAAGTCTTCGTTGACAAACTCGGCACTACCCCAACCAACCTTAAAGAGAATGATGTCATAGTCCTTGAATTTTCTTTGGACTTTCTTGGCAGCAACAGTAGCTCTCTTGTCCGACGTTATGATACTACCACCAGCATTTCTGGTAGTGATAACCTTCTTCTTGTGATCTATTCTCCCATATGAAGTCAGACCACCGGGGGGACTAATGTTGCTGTGTGTAATGCGTTGCCATCCTGCTTTGCCAATTTCCTCGGTTGTTTTTATTTGTACCGAACCATCATCGTCAATCCACCATAGCATATCCTTTGGTGATCCATGTCCGTAGTCAAACCACTCGCCAGCGCGGCGGGCTTCGTTGACGAATCTGGTTTGATCTGGGCTTCCATGGAAGAGGATGCTATAGTCCCTGTATTTTTTATTGACCCTCTTTGCAAAGAGGATCGCGCGGCGTTCTCCCGTTATATTATCGGTGTTGGTTGTAGCAGTGATGATCTTTTGTTTATGATCAACTCTTCCATATGATGACAGGCGTGTTGCATCACTACCATCGCTGATTTCTATTGCATAAAGATGATTCACATTCTTCCAACCATTATTTGATTTCTCGCCGTCTATTTTTTCTGAGATTTCCTCGGCAGACATAATATTTAATTCACCACCTTCTCCAACCCACCATAACATATCTTTTGGTGAACTGTGTCCATACTCGGTCCATGCTTTAATCTGGCGTGCTTCGTCCATCCACTCTGCTTTCCCCCATCCACCACCGAACATCGCGACAGAAAAGTCTCGAAACTTTTTGTCTCGCTGGATAGCCTTTGCTATGCTCTTACCTACTCGCTCGTTACCCTGAACCATAATCTGAAGGCTTATGGTTTTCTTGTCCATGTCAATGCGCCCAGAGTATTTTACGTGTCTGTTTCCTGTGTAACTTCCATGTGTAACACTGTGCCAGTCGCTTTTCTTTCTACCTAGCTCTACTGCAACATCTTCCAACTTTCCGATCTTGATATCCGCAATGGAATCAGCGTACCATATGTAATCATATGCATGGAAGTGTCCGTAGTCAATATACGACCCCGGTTCGAGGCGCTCTTTGATTGTGGACTCATCCAACCACACCGGCAACCCTCCGATATACAACGCTACGCGATAGTCTCGGTATTCCTTTTTCCGCGTGATTGCCTTACCTATGCTTCTCGCAACCGCGTCTCTACCATTTCCCGCCTTGACAATCGTGATCACCTTTTTCTCTGTATCGATGCGACCCGTGTAGTGTTTCAGCATCTCACTAGCATTCTGTTTAAATATATTCCAATGGGTTAGATGTGTTCCTCTAGGAACCAACATATCATCGGTTGCCTTTTTCACATTTACTATATTGATGTCATGTGTATTTTTAGCCCACCATATCATATCTTTTTGTGATGTATGACCATAATCGATATATGAACCGGGTTCAAGGCGTTCGTTGATTTTGTTTTCGTTGACCCAATACTCATCCCCATTGACAGTATACAGGGCTATGCGAAAGTCTTTGAACTTAGGATTCTTTGCGATGCGATTTGCTATGCTCTTTGATACTGCATCTCTACCTTGCCACTTAGTAACAACCGTGATCACCTTTTTCTTTAGGTCTATGCGACCTTTGTATATATCATCTACATCATCGGTGACACCTAACATATTCTTACTCAATAGCATAGAGTGTGTTACTTCGCCCGGTACGTCATTGGTTCTCTTACCTGCCTTGGCGAGTGTCATCATGTCTATGTCGGATACGTTGTTAGCCCACCACAAATAGTCAGTCGGTGAGTCGTGTCCGTACTCATAAAACTCTCCCGGCGCACCGGGTTCGCCTTCATACCTTAGTCCTTCGTCCAACCATTCTGGATTGAGTCCGTGGTATACTGCTATACGGAAATCTCTGTATTTTGGTTTTCGTGCTATACGCTTTGTAATACTCTTTAGCACCGCTTCTCGCCCGAGCATCCCTACACCTGTAATCACTTTTTGCTTTATGTCTATTCTTCCACTAAACACATCCAATATATCTAAGCCATCCAACTCTACAAGACCATCATGATTTACTTCATCTGTGTTTATGCCCAGTTTTTCACTTGCCTTTTTCAGTGTTATCATCTTGATATCAGATACGTTTGTCGCCCACCACAACACACTATCGGGTCCGTGATGACCATATTTGAGATAGTCGCGGGGTTCTGCTGCTTCTCCGATCAATCCATCCATGGAGATATCATCTATCCATGAGTATTTCTTTTGTACCTTGGACAGCCATAGCTTGTCTATGTCTTTGTTATTCCATCCGCCTGGTCGCGGATCATAGTAGAACGTTATCACTCCAACTTCCACAGAGAAGTTTACATTATCCGAACCGAGTTTCAGATGGCTCTTTACTTGGTCGTGCAGTGCGTTCATTGCGTTCCATGTCCATACATCGCCCTTCTTGTCCATGATCCCGCGAATCGCTTTCACGCCGCGATACATTTTAGGAACATCTCTGTTCTGCTCTAGTTCTTTCCACTCTTTTCGAGTAGGATTCTTGTAGATGGGAACCAGTTCATCGAATCGCCTTACCTTCATGAAGCTGTCGAACTCTTCGTATTCATACTGCCGAGAGATTTTATCTATCCACGGAAATTTCTTCTGGGCTTTGGTAGACCACAGTGTCGCAACGTCTTTCTTTTGCCATTTTACCGGATGTCTAAGAAATTCAATTTCCCCATAAGCAACGGAGAATGTCACAATCTCTTCTGCTCGCATCTGAAGCTTAGTCCACACTTGGAAGTGTAACGCATTCGCAGCACTCCATGTCCAGATGTCACCTTTCTTGTCCATGATGCCACGAACAGTCCCGTCACCCGTAAAGCGAAGCGGTACATCCTTGTTCTGTACCAGTTCTCGCCACTCTTTTCGTGAAGGATTCTTGTAGATAGGAACAGTCAGTACTTCCGTTCCGGCGGACACTCGTATGACTGTCTCAAACTTTTCGTCTAGTGTGCTATGTTGGTGGAACGTTTTCATTCTATGGTTCTCTCTTTCACTCGTGTTTCCACGCCCTTCTTGCGTATGTAGAATATGCGTATCAACTCTCGCATGTTGGACGCACCGCGTTCCTTCAGCTTCAGCGTACCTTTTCGCATCATCTCGGTTGCATCTTTCGCGAATGCAAGCGGGTTGTCGTGTTTATCTATTAGTCGTTGTAACACGTTCTCTGTCAGATAATATTCTTTGAATGACACTACCATAATGCTAAATCCAATTGGTTATCTGATGGGTTGGGGACGCCATATGATTATTTATATGTGCAAAAAAGCGGGGACTCTTGCGAATCCCCGCTTTTCGCGAGACGCTGTGCTGTTCTTCTTGTTGTCAGCACAGCCGACAGTAGTTACTGTCGTTATTTATACAGCAGAGATGCTGTATCGTAGCCCACCAGTGGTGGCTGTGGACTTCGAGACAACTTCATAGTTGCCATACTTCGCGAGATGTTCGCGAACCTCACTCATACGAGCGCGCATATTTTTGACGCCGAACAGGTTATCTGCCTGTGGGGCTGTCAGGGTCTTACCAGAAAACAAGTAATCACGAATTTTCTGGTTCTGTGTCTTGGTCGCCATGTGTACCAAATCCTTTCAAAAGTACCGACTTATTATTTTAAGATGCATTATTCGTCGGTGACATAATTCATCATTCACATTATACAAGATCAGATTTCAGTAATAGTACTATCGTTGATCTTGTATGTTACATTTATAGTATAGTTTGTTTTCATGTATTTGTCAAGTAAATTCTTGAAAATTCTTGGGCGAATGAAAGATTTATCCATACCCAAAGACGCTACCAACATGGTCTTGGTCTCTGTCGCACAATACGCATTGATTTCATCTATTGAAACTGCATCATGATATCCTAGATTCTTGATGGCGCGATGGATCATCCGTCTGGATTTACCATCTTTCCATTTTCCATATGCTGCCATCACATTAGCCTTGTATTCGCTGTCAACACCGAACATCGCATGAGCCAACTCGTGTCTGTGCGATATACTATGAAACGTATCATCTTTGTATGTTCCAATCATATAGAACTTATCAATGGATGGTTTGATAATATACCTGTTAATCGACTTGTCAAGATATGGCTGCAACTGAGGATTGATAACACCCATGACTCCTAACAGTTCTCTCTCTTTGTTCCATGGCCCTGCATTGTCTGATGGTGGGCTGATGTAAAACTTGTCGATGAATTTCAGTAGTACGTTGCTAGGAACGTTGAATCCACACCATTGTTGAAAATAATCAAAATTCCCATACTTCTTGGCATATATATCCGCATACTGTTCATAGGTGAAATACCGCCCACGAATCCCCTTCAGGTTACTCTCATAGAATTCTGATATTCGCACAAGTGTAGAAGACAGATGGTATTGTGTCTTTGTTTGTATGTGGTATATATTATTATTGATTACTGATATGGTTATGGGTTCGAACATATTGGTTCTTGTGTTATTGCCTCTCGGATAAGAAAGAACTTGAACATAGATGACATTAGCTTAGTGAGAAACGGGATATTCATTGCTCCAATGGGCCGCGGTATCTCTGGTGATTTGGTCTTTATCCACGCTTCGTCCACCAGTATAATATCTAGTTGTAATATCCATGCGACAAAAACCTCTAGCACAGCGCCGCGAGACTTTTCCCAATTAGGCAGCAATACAATACAGTTACAATGCATACACATTTCCCCCAAGTCCCGCTTGAGATAATCTTCCCACCGCCATGCATCGTCTGGTTTTATTTTTTTGTCTAACTCTATTGGGTTGACAACTGAGTATCCTTTGTTCCGAGCATGGCCAGCAGTAAGATTAAATCTGCGGGCATTATGGTTTTCGTATCCCGTTATGGGACCGCTAATGTATGCTGTTCTCATTTGTGGCTCTTATCCACTGCGGCACTATCGAGAATGTAGTTTTGTCTCTTTGGATCGGGATCATGATCCTTATATGTGTCTGGTAAGTTGTCTAGTTCTTTTGGTAAGATGCCTAACTCAATTCTCTTTTTGGTTTCTACCAGACACAATAAGTTCCATGTGGCGGCGATATAATGATCTTCATCATTCAATCCCATCAATGCTTTATTTGTGTGTCTAATAGCAGAATCCAGATATACACTTAGAGGCTGTCCCTTCTCCCAATTGCGATCTTGATATCGTCTTGCGCCATTTTCAAAATGTTTTGCTAGTCGATGTAATGCATATGGGGGAATCAGATCAAAGCGACCCTTGCCGTCTCGTGCATCTCTTTGACTTCCTGTGTCAAATTGGGTTTCCGATCCCGACGATTCAACGTGATCAAATGACTTAGCCATTGTCGCGGTTCTCCATCAGTGTTTGTCTGGCGTTTGCTGTATGTGATTGTCGCCACGACAGAACTTCTTCTGCTAGATTATTGATTATCATTTGTGATCTGACATCCGCAGAAGTATATGCTGCGTAATCCTCTTCACTCAAAACTCTCGATACTACTTCATCTCTTGCCATTCGCTGTTTCCTTGTTAAACATCATAAAATATCCATATAACTTTTTTAGATATCGGTTATATACTGTTTCGTTGTTTGCAAACACTTGTTTGTATCTCTTTGTCTCACTGTCCTGTAGGTTCAAGGGTTTGTTTCCGAACCAACATATAAACGCAGCTTCCATTGCGTATGCATCTATTTCGTCGTTGTGTCCGTAGTAGCCCTTCCATTCATCGATGGGTTTATCCTTGAAGTCTAGATACAAATACAAGTCTCGTGGATAATCAGAAAACCATATGTCAACAAAGTCTTTCCCCCATATACCATATCGCTGCATTGCTTGTTGTCTGTGCTTCAGTTCGTGGATGATTACTGCTAGTAGCTCCATAAACTTAGGTTTCATATATCGCAACGTTGGTTTCTCTTGTCCTGATACTGTGACCAAGACATCGGGTGCTTTTGTGTTCGTGAGATTCTCATTATACATTGCGTAAAACTTGGGTATCCTGTTATCTTCTTTTCTATGCACTATACTGATTCTCTTTGGTTCTAGTATAGCACACAAATCGTCGAATGTCAATCGCCTTTTCTGTAGTTGGTCGAACTCTTCTATGATGGTGTGTATATCTCGTATTACATCTGCTGAGTTATACTGTTTCATCCGAGGCCTTGCCCTTCATCATCGCCCGTATGTCGCCCTTAGTCTTGGTCCGCCTTGCTTTTGCATCCTTTGAAGGTAGCTTAGGATTCCATGAAGATGAACGAAAGCGTATCGAACCGTCAAGTTCATTTCGGTTTGGTCCTATCGCCGGGTTTGCGTTTTTATTTTTCATTACTTCGTAAATACCCATGCGACATCTTATGTGGTCTCTAGTGGTTCTGAAGAGGCGGATGAATCTGCATCTTCTGTGGTAACTTTCGTTTCAACCAATCCATCTTGTAATTCAGCTATGGGCAAATCTCGCAACGAAGGCCCAGTGTGTTCCGTTGTCTCTGGTATCTCAGAGTCATCCTGTGGTGATTCCCAAATCTGCCATCCTGTAATAGAAACGTCATTGACAACTCGGTCAGTCTCAATAAACCTCTCCATCTCTAGGATTTCTCCGATGTGACAGATGGGCCCGCTTCGTTCAACGTTGATGTTGTAGTGTTTTCCTCTTACAGAGTACGTCACAAAATATTCATACTTAGCCATGTTATACAGTCGCTTCCTTGGGTGTAAATCTATTCATTATGACACTCGGAGAGTATCCCGGCAGCACGTTGTTGCCCGGGCGGAATAGGTTAAACAGTTTGTCTCTTGCTCTGCAAGGGATTGTTATTTGTTGATAGAATTCGTGCTTGCGAACCGCAAACACAAACGGGAAATACTCTTTGTTCGCATTAGACTTCTGAAGAGTCCATTTCTTAAACTGCAATCCCACTTCTTTGTCCGTCATGTTCTGTGTAAGACCTACAAGTCCGTTGATGTTTCGTATCACATCATCATACTGATCCCATATCAATTCGGTAATGGCATCAAAGTCTTTCTGATACTCTTCGGGCAACTGGTCTCGTGTGGTTTTGATGTTATCATCTTCCCGTAGCATATTCCATATTCCTAGAGGCGTGACATGCGACAGCACATGATGAATTCTGCAATATTCATCACCCTTGAACTTTACCCGCGTTCCATTGGTATAACGAACAACAAATCCTTCGGTGTCTTTGTCTAGTGTCTTGCACTTGTCTATGATGTCTCGCTCGGAAACATACGACTTCGTATGATCGGGGAGTTGAAAGAATCCTTCTATGGACACATCAGGATATTCTTCTCCGTCAGGTCCATATGATGTCAGCAATACCATGCCTAACATAGCACCATAGTTAACCACAATCCGATTTTCAGGATAGATCAGTTCTACGATGTAGGTGTGTCCGTCTTCCAGCTTCTCGTGAAGTCCCTCTTCGTAGAGAAACTTTGTTCCCCACTTGGCTTGATCGGAAGTGAAAGAACCTTTTGTTGCTACCTGCCATTGTCCGATTTGATTCTGGAAAACAGTTCCCATAGAACCGTCCATCTTTTCGGATATAGTAAACGGCATTCCCCCGAATGCTTCCGATCCATCATCCTCGCCGTAGTTGAAAAACTTCGGCATCGTGTACGCAACAATCTTCTTGGCTTTTCTATCGACGATTAATCCTCTGGATACAAGAGTATACACCGACCACGCTTTGTCGTTCACTGTCTTTTGAGTATATGTGAACATGCAAAGTCCGTTGTGTTCTACGCACTTGATATATCCTAGATATGAAAGCATCAACAGCTTTGCTTCTAGCTCTTCATAATTCCCTTTGGCCGCTGGGTGTTTCATGGTATTTACGCAAACAATCCGTGTAGTTTTTCCAAAGACGATAGATGACATTTTTTCAAGTTATATCCATCTGGTGTCTCCACGAATACTCTGCTTTCCTTTTCCAGTAGCGGTTGGTGTGTTATCTTGCACACATTGGTTGATAAGAATCGTTGGTTTCCACGATTGTCTATTACTGTGGCGTCATGTTTATATAGCTGTCGTCTCATTATGATTTATCCTCTATCTTCCTTGTAAGTTACATATGTTTCCGTAAGGGCCCGGGCAGGTCGGTTAGCAGTTGTGCGCCATTCCCTTCGCCCATGCGGCACATCACTTTCAAAATTTACCACTGCATTACTCGATATCTGATTTGAAGATAGAGTCAATATAGGCGATTTGCCAACACCATCGAATAAATTCCACGCCTCGTTCAGGTCGTTGCAAAAATCAGGGACGGCGCCCCGATGCCCTGCCGGATTTGTACCAAACAAACCCTTTCTGAAGGGGGCGCTGTAGCAGCCTTCGATAGTTGTCCATCCTAGAAGAGTCGCTACTTTATTGTTCACATGGGCGTCTGTTTTGTCTTTAAGTTCGCTCATGACTCTATTATACCCTATATTGCGTATATGTCAATGACGATCATACCGTCATTCCGGTGTATTTTCTCGGTTCCTGATAATCAGAGTTGGCTGTTTGGGTCGTTGTTGTGGCTGATGATCCTGTATCGACCAAGTTCTTCTGGGCTGATTCAGCCACATCGTACAACTTCATTTTTGGTTTGTCTACACCAATCACGAACCGCTTGATTTTATTTGGATCATCAAATCTATTCTTGAGTTGCTTGACACAAAATTGATTCAAGTCAGCCAGTTCATCAGTCGAGAACAATCCGAACATTAGGTCAGCGGTAGCGGGAAGCCCGAAACTCTCGGCGGTGTCTGCGAGTGAAAAATCAGTCGATGTGAATCCAGCACGATTTACCTGTGTTGCAGTGATCATAGGGACATCCAGTTCTACTGCAAGTCCTCGAAACTCTTCTGCAATCGCCTTGATATAAAAATATGATCCGGCAGATGCATTTGCATTGAGTCGCGAAGAAAGACATATGTTGATGTAGTCAACAAAGATAACATCAGGAACAAAATCCTGCTTCAACCGAAGCTCATCACACAAGGCTCTGAAGTGTCCTACGTGTGCAGTAGCAGTCGGATACTCTTTGATGATCATCCGCCCATCCGTCTTTGCCTTTAGCTTTGTCATCTTTCGATCAAACAAATCTTTGGGTATGGTGTGCAAGTCTTCAATCGTTACATCTAGCAGATTAGCATCTACTCTTTCCGCGATGCGTTCCTCTGCCATCTCTGCTGTTATATACAGTACGTTGTTTCCCTGTGAAAGACACGAAGCAGCAACATGGCACATCCATAGCGTCTTACCTACGTTTGTACCAGACATGATAACAGTAAGCGTCTTTCTAGCCATACCACCACCTGTTATCCGATTGAAGTAATCCAAGTCATATGGTATCTTGTTCTCTACCTTATGATAAAATTCAAATCGCTCATCAGCATCTTCGAGAAAGTCATGTCCTACGTTTGGGTCAAATGTTACGGATAACGCTTCGGATAGTATCGTGGGTATCGCGCTCTTTGGTTTCTTACTCTGGTGTTCATTCTTCTCATCGGTTATCTGGATAGATTCCATGAGTGCATTGTATACTGCCTTGTCTTTGCAGAATGCTTCGGCGGTGTCTCGCAACCATGCGATGTCTTCGTTTTCCATCTTAACAAAAAGACTAGGGACAAGGACATCGGTGATATTAGAACAGTCTTCGTCATTCAGATGAGGAAACTCTGCATTGCTTATGTCAATCGTGAGAGATGTCGATGTTGGTTTGGTGTTGTACTTTTCCCAATACCGAGAGATAGCCAGAAACACTTCCTTGTCCTGTCTGTCGTGAAAGTATTCATGTTTTAGGAATGGCAACACCGAACGAGAAAACTCTTCATGTTGAACCAGACTACTCAGAATTATATGTTCTACGTTGCTACTCATCTTCTCGCTTTTTTTCCTCTTCCATTAACTCTACCAGAATGTCACCCAGCACGTTGATCAATTGCTGATCGTCGCGATCTACCTCATTAGGGTTCTCTAGTATACCATATTCGAACTTCATTTTCAAGGGGGTTGTGTCTGGTTCGCCCTCTGTTCGTTCTTCAAATTGAACAAGTCCGTACTTACAGACCACATCCTTATACCTTCCGTCAAGTATATGAATGGCGCTGTAGTTCTGGCCTTTCAAGTCTTTGAATTTATACTTCGGTGTCGATTTCTTCTCCGGTGATGGTGCTGGTGACTTCTCCGGTTTCGGTGTCGATTTCTTCGTCACCTTCTTCTTTGATGGACGCTTTGCCATATGCGAATTCTTCCTTTACGTAGTCGTTTATTTTATCTAGTACATCTGATGTAAAATACTTCTCTGGATTCTTGTAGATGGCTTTCTCGAATGCTGATCCACCGGGAGTGTTCCATTTGTTTCCTTCTTTCGTGAATATACCGGCCTCTTCTGCTAACACTACAAGCCCGTAGTATCTGTCAAGTCCAGAGCCATATAGAATACGAGTCTCAATCCGTTTGTTCTCTTTGGTGAATCGTCCTTTGTTCAAGAGACATTTGATAATACTCCCCTGAACATCGGGTTTGGTTTTATCATCCTTGTCTTTGCTTCGGCCGAGAAATATGATGTTAGATGCGGAATATTTGATTCCACCACCACCGCTCATTTCTTTTGTTGGGAAAAAACTCGTTACAGCTTGATATGTGTGGTTGGTGATGATCAATGGAAGGTTGGCTTTTGTTAATTTAATAAGCAATGCTCGAAATGTCCCACGAATTAATTGGGCGCGGGTCATATCGCGAGTGTCTTTTCCACCAACAATATCTTCAATTTCTTTATTGGTAGACAGCATACCCAACGAGTCCAGCACGAATATAATAGGATTCTCTGCTCGCTGCTTTTCTGTCTTACTGAGATATGTATCTAGTATCGACATCATCTGATGCCTGAAGTTCTGGATAGTATCAACAGGAAGAATGGCAATTCTATTGCTGTCGATTCCTCTGTCTTCAATCATGGCTTGTGTGAGTGCGCCTTCTGTCTCGAAGTACAGCACCGACCCAGTTGGGTTTTTCTCTAGGAAATGCTTGGCGACACTCAACACAAGGAAAGACTTTCCGGTAGACTCTTCTCCCGCAAATGCCGTCACGCGAGACTGAGGTATCCCACCGAATATATCGGCTGATATCAATGCATTCAGTGTGTATGATCCGGTGTCGATGAACTGTAGATTCTCTTCCTTCTCAGCCACGATGTAACTGTCTTTGTTGTTGGAGTGCTTTAGTAGGTCGTGGAATAACGGTGTACTCATTTGAAAAATCTTTCTAATGTGGCTATGTGTTTTGTTTTCCACCCGATACAGTTTAGTATATTTTTAAGTGGATCAAGAAACGTCTTGTCGAACTGCTTGTTGTAGTCGATGTATTTGTGTAAATTGAACTTTTCTGGTAACGAAGAATTGAACGCAATGGCGTTTGCCTTAACGGGATTCTCATCCTTCAGATATATGAACTTTATCTTGTCACCATTTTGTATCTTCTCATATTTCTTTGTCAGCTTATGCTTTGCCAGCAGGTTATTATGGATGATGGCAGCCTTAACGTGTATCGGCGTGCCCTTCTTGTAAATACTACTGGCATCTTTGTACTTGCTCAACTCTGATATGCCTCTAGGAAACGCAACATCCTCTGGTGGTAATGACTTGAACTTCTTCTTAAACTTCTCGATGTAATCAATAAGAAAGTCTTCGTCTTTACTCAATATGATCTTGATGGCAGTCTTCAGTCTCTTCCTACACACTTCAGGCGTAGATGATCTGGTTGTCTCGATACCCATGATCTTTTGTTTGGGTTTTTTATATCGTACACCTTCGGAGTCATATACGTTAAGTATGTATCGCTTTTTCGCAGTCCATATACCCTTGTCTGCAATAACCTCTCGCGACATGACCATCTTCTGCTGGTATGCGTTTATGTATTCTGCGAGTTCGTTATATTTATTTTTAATGAATGGCTCGAAGGCATCAGTTATGATTTTATCCAAGAAATTAACAATCTTTGTCTTGTTCTTCTCGTTGGGTAAAACCTTCTTGACAAGTGGACCAAAATGAATGTACACCGAATCCGTATCCGATGCAATGACATACTCAACGTCTTTTGTTTTCATCACGTTGTTCATGTATCCATTGAGTGCATTTTCGATCCATCGAATTGCAAGCTGCCCGGATAGAGTAACCGCTTCTGCTAACTTGATATTAAAGTATCTGAAGTACGGAGTACCGATAGTCCCATAGCATGAGTTGAGTCCTACCTTCTTGGCTAGTTGGAGATTCTTATATGTTGCTATGTCTTTTTCTATCTCGGTCTTTTCTTTTTCGCTGGTAGCCTTCTCTTTGCGTTTTTCAGCGTCGATCATCTTGTTCTTGTAGTGTACTCTGTCTGTGTACATCTTCTCAAGTATCTCTCCCAAGAATCCTTGTTTTTCTCTGGTGAAAAACTGTCCGTTGGTCGCCATACATAGATCATGATCCTTTAGGTCGGATAAGTCCAATTCACTTGCGATCAATTCTTTGTCGAGATACTTGTTGTGATGCTTCTTCAATCCTTCTGGTATATCACTGACAATAGTTTCCGGTGATATATTGTGTCCAATAATGAGACTTGGATAAAGCGAATTTGCGTCTAGCGACACAACCCACTCGTGCATACCTAGTACCGGAGCCTTTACATACGCACCGATGTATGAAGAGTCTTTGTCTGACTTATTGTTCGGGGGGGACACGATATTCTTCTGCAACAGATGATTGCATATAATAGTATCCCACATCCTTACCTGAGAAAACGAATCGATGTAGTTTACCTTGGCGTCATACGCAAGTGTTAGCGCCAACTCTATGAGTTTTAGCTTATCATCTAACCGCTGCACCAACACAACATCGTGTATATTGTAATCGACAAACTTCTTCCAATCATTACGATAGAAGTCTTTGAAGCTGTCGTACTCTTCGTGGTTCAGCTTTCGCTCTTTCAACTCTTGGCTGCATATGTAATCGAGTCGATATGATTCTTGTTTCTGATATGTGAACTTCTTGTATAGCTCCATGTAATCCAGAACAGCCACACCTTCAATGGTGTATGTTTGCTGCTCACGATTCATCGACCATACTTTTCGCTCTCGCACCCAGCCCCACGGAGACAATCTCTTTTCACTCCCCGGCATGAGTCGCTTGAGTCTGTTTACAATGTATGGTATGTCGAATAGATTCGTGTTCCATCCGGTAATGATATCAGGGGAATGATGTTCCCAATGATCAAGGAATCGTCGTAACAAATCCTCTTCGTTGTCGCACTGACAATACAACACGTTGTCTGGCGCATCATAATCTTTCACACCGAAGACCACAATGTTTCCATCGATCTGGATGGTGATCAGCAATATCTTTTCGTTCGCTTCTTCTACAATCGGGAATCCGGATTCCGTCTCGGTTTCAATATCAATGAATGCTGTCTTGATATGGTCGATATCCCATTTGATATCACCGGGGAATTCTTCGTTGAGAAACTGATACACGAATCGGTCGTTTCCGTATATCGTGAAATTAGCAATCTCACCATGGCTCTTGACGAATTCTTTCGCGTCCTTGATTCCACCGAATGTAATCGGTGATACCATGTCATCTTCGATGGTCTTTAGGTTGGATGGTTT